GATACGGCGACCACCGAGATCTACACACTGCATATCGTCGGCAGCGTCAGATGTGTATAAGAGACAGCCACCACCATCTGCTCCAGAAGCAACGCCTGCGTAAGAGATGTGTAATCTATTTTGTTCAGACCAAATTACTTGATCAGAAGTCATTGGCATTTCAGCTCCAACCATACGTAAGAATCCAGATAAAGTTCTGTTTCCGTAACGCTCTACTTCTTGTTCGTAGATTTCAGGTAAGTACTGTTGTGCGAAGTCATTTGCGCCATTGTTAAACTGTAAGTAGTTAGATGGCAACAAAGCTTGTACTTGAGATGGGACAATAGACCCAAATTGAGGAGTTAAACTCATAATTGTTTGTTTTTTTAGTTAAATTTTCTTGTTTTTATTTTTAATTTCGAAGAATCACTACCTGAAATAGCTTTAACTTTAAACCCGTTTACAAACACATCACCTTGTTGAGACCTAGCTTTGGTGTCACTTAGGTTTTTTGATTTGCTCATAACGTCTTTAACGGCGTCAGCTTTTCCTTGCTCATAAAAATGAGAGGCAATTTTATCTACGTTGTCAGCTGCATACATAGCTTTGTGATAACCTTTCGTGTCACTAACATTACCATCAGAGTCTAGGAACTTCCCGACAAGGTTGTTAATATTTGATTGGTTTTCTGCAACTTTTTCACGGTTTTGAATGTTGTACTTATAGCTCTTGTCACCGACTTTAATATCGAAACCTTCGAAATCATCGTTGAAAAGTTGTTTAGTACTTTCTTGAAACTGTGAATGTTGTTGCTCAGCTACTTCTTGCTGCTTGTTATATCGGTTGAAAAAGTCCATTGCTTTTTGAGAATCAGGATTTACGTTTGATCTCAACTTGATTTCATCGTAATATTTGTTTTTCGTTTCCTCTAAAAAACCTTTTGCTTTTGCAACTTCTTCTTTAAACGCAAGTTTTTTCTTACGTATATCTCTTTCCTCTTCTAGATCTTCGTCATAGTCAAAATCTTCTAAAAGAAGTTCAACATCTGAATTATCTAAATAAGGTTTATTTTTTTTGTAATACTCTTTTAACAATGTTTTTTCATCTACATTAGAGTAATCGGCATTAAGCCTTGTGTAATCTTCAATTGTTCCACCAGTTTCTTCCATAAAGCTAACTAGTTTTTCAATGTTTTCAGGTAATTGTTTACCTAAAACTTTTTCATCTCTTAGAGCTTCTTTAACTTCAGCTTCTACTTTAGCTACTTCAACTTCTTTGATTGGTGTAAACTCTTCAGCATCTTTGACGGGCTCTTGTACTTGTTCTCCCACCTGAGTGCTATCTCCGGATGGTTCTTCCACAAGAACTTCCTTTGTTTCTCCGATTTGAATGGCATCTTCTTTTGGTATTACCACCTTGGTAACCTCTGCTGGAACCTCTACTAAAGGTTCTTTGATGTTAACTTTAACAGGTTCACTGCTTGGTGTTGTTAATTTTTTTGGAGTTTTCTTTTTAATTTTAAACTCACCTTCCTGCTTAACAGGTTCATTTGTTTTTACTTCTGACATAATATAATATAATTAAATAATTGTTTACTTTCTACATGAAAGCTTGCATACCCATATCGGGTTGGTTTTCAAAGTCTTTAGGTAAGCTATCGTTTTGTCTTTGGCTTATCATTTCGCTTTGTTGTGTAGCTTCCATTTTGCTACGTTTATCTTTTCTATCTTCTATAGCTGATTCTTTTTGCTGTATAGCTTGAACTTCGATTTGCTTAAGCTGCATATCATATTCAAACTTTTGCTGCATTTTAATTTTTTCTAAATCAGCTGCTATTTGCATTTTGTTTATTTCCATTTGAGTTCTAGCTTGTTCATATTGAACCTTAGAACCTGATATAGCTTCTTGTTTTTGAACTTCAGCCATTGCTGTTTTTTCAGCAGTCTCCGCTTGTGCAGCTGCTTGAGCTTGTATATTAGCCTGTTGATTAGCTTGATCTTGAATAGCTTTTTGCTTACGCTTAACTTAAGCATTTGGTTAGCTAGTTTAAGATTTTTAATTTGTCTTAAATCTATAGCGTCTTCAAGGTCTATACCGCCTTGACCCAATGCAACCTGTATATTCTCTTCTAACTTAGCTTGCTCTTCATCATCTGGCTCTAATTCTAAGAATATACCAAAGTCATATAAGTTTAAATCAACAACTTGTTGTAATGTTTCAACATTAAAAGTTGATATAGAGTTTTTGAGAGATTCAGCTGTTAATGGGAAATATAAAGCATCTGCTATTTTAAGAGACACGTTTTCTGCTAGCTTTAACGTAAGATATAAACTAGCTTGCTTTATGTGTCTAGTTGCAACGTTAGATGCATTGGCAGCCATTTTTTGAAGACCTACTAACGAATTTTTATCTTGAGAGCTTCCATCTCTAGCTTCGTTTAATCCGGTCACATCACGTATCATTTGTAAATAATATTGATACGTTTGTATAAGGGCTTGTATTTTACCAAGTCCGCTAGAGCTATTAAGTTCTTGAATAGGTACTTTGCCTGGGTTCATATCACCGTCTTGCGTCATTGATCTACCTACGATAGAACCTGTTTGAAAATACATATTCAAAGCCTCTGCAGGATTATAATTAGTACCATTTCCAAGATCAACCTCAGCTAAGCCGTCCATATCTAAGTAAACACCGTCTGGTACCATCCTAGACATTACCTGTTGCAATTTAAGATGTGTTAGCTGAATCATATCTGCAAACCCAATACATTTACTTACAACAGATTCTATGCGTCCCTTGTACATTCTAGGAGCACATATCGTGTAATTCATTTCAACCTTAGTTGTGTCTGCCATTGGTCTAGACATGTTCTCTGCTAAACTCCAGTCTAATATAGTATTAGTTCCTAAAACTTTAGCTCCAGTATATAAAACCTCTATTGATCTAGATACTCTTTCAAAGTTGTCATTTTCAGGTGGATCAAATGTATCTGGCTTTTCTAAAGCTTTTAATAAACCTGAATCTGTCTGCTTTATTTTAAATACTTGATTATGGTAAGTCTTGTATTCAAAGTACATAACCTGTACAGTGTTTTCGTCGTAATTACCCCAACCTGTTATATATTGTCTATTTCCAGGTGTTTCTTGTATTTTCTTTAATTCCTCTTCTGATATACCAGGAAACTCTTTTTTAAGTTCTGGTATTGTTATAGATTTTACTTCACCTACATAATATATATCCTCAAAGTTTGGATCTTCTGTATATGAGTAAACCATATAAGCAGGATCAACGTAATCAACTGTAATTCCTTCAGCTGTATTAAAATTAGTTTTACCAGCAGCAATACCAATAGTTGTAAGATCCATATTTAATCTACGTCTTACAAGATCATATTTATTTTGAGCAAACACAGTTGATATAGCTTCTTCTTCTGCTATTTCAATTGATTGCTTATAGCTAAGCTGCATGTGTAGTTCAAGCTCTTCTTTAGATTCTGGAACTACAACTCCACTTGGTGATTGATGTAAGTCAATACCTAATGTTTGCTTTAAATTATTTAAATACTCTTTAGCAACCATATCTTCTTGAAGCTTGCTAGCGTACTCAGTTCTTCTTTTAACTGAGCTAGGATCTTGAGAGTAAGCTTTTATGTCGTAAGACTTTTGTGATATACCGTTAACTACTATGTCTACAAACTTAGATAAAATAGGTACTGGTTTCCAGTCTAAATTAAGATAAGACAAATCACCGTTAATAGATAATTCATCTTTATATTTTTGTACAGGCTGTTCACCTCTAGCGTAAAGTCTTAACGAATGGAAATTATTCCAATTAGTTAGATATCTATTACCTCCAGATCGCCCTTGGTCAAACCACTCATACTCTATTGCTTGAGCAACTTGAGTTCCGTATTCCCAGCTAGCTTTTTCAGCATCGCTTACTACTTGGCTTGGAAAAGCGCTATTGGTGTTAGTGTATATACCCATTTAACTTATTATTTTTGATGTGACACCTTTGTTGTCGTATTTTTTAATTCCTAAATCTACAGCTTCTCTTCTAACTGGAGCAGACGGAGCGTATCTATTTTTATTACAAGCCATTAATGCTAAACCAGAACTAATAGAAGCATCATGCTTTGTTCTGTTGTTTATATTGAACTTTGCCCAGTCTTCTAATGTTCTTTGAAAGTACATATCACCGTAACCTGTAGTTTTTAAACCTACAAAATCCTCTATATAAGATTCAATTGCAGCCGCATGAGCTTGTTTTATATCTTCACTTGAATTTGGTATTCCACCTAACTCTCTTTCTGTTACTGATAATTTATTATATTTTTTATCCGGTCTATTTATAGAGAACTTTCTATAACCTCTTCTTTTTAAATGATATAATAATCTAGGCTTATTGTTCTCTGCTAGTATTGGCATACCATAAAAAACCAAAGCCATTAAAACATCTTCAAAAAATATTTCAGCGGTTTGTGGTCTAGCTATATATTCTAAAAAGAAATGATTTGGAGGTACATCCTCCATACTAAATTTTGTTAAACCGTGTAAAGATCCATTAGAACCTCTTTTATCAACTGTACCTGATATATCGTAGCTATCACAGCCAAAAGCTCCGCAGTGCTCATTACCTGGATATTTAAGTCCACCCTTTATTATCACACGATTTTGGAGATTTAAAGGTGGAATCCAGGAAACTCTGAATCTACCATTTTTATTTGGCACAAACATAACCTTTGTATCTTTAACCCCATTCTCCCATTGAAAGCTACCTTGTGTAACTGATATTGAGTTTTTAAGATCTTCATTAAAATCTATTTGCTCGTATATTTTTGTTAGGTTAAATAGAGATTCTTTAGATTCATCTCTAAACGCGTGTTTGGTTGTGCGTGGAAATTGTCTGTAAAATTCATTTAAACCGTCTTGATCATTTTTAAGACCCTCAACTTCGTTGTTCCAATACTCTATTACTCCCTGCGTTATAATATCTCCGAAAGGACCTACTGTTTCTTTTTTTGGTGTGTTGAATACAGGAAAGCCATAAGAGTCAATGTAACCTTCGTAGTTCCATTCCATAGGTATGAACAAAGAATATAATCCTGAGCGAGTCTGTCCATTGGCGTTTCTTTGTGTAACGTCTGAGTCATTGTAAAGTTTTTTAAAGTTATCACCACCTTTGTCTAAAGCATTAGATGTTGATCCCATCATACACTTACCTATAATTCTAGATCCAAGTCTTAGACAGGTTCTTGTTACCCTCCAGTTGTTTAATATATTTGTTGGTCTTTCCCACTTTCCACTTTCATCGTGTACTAGTAGTTTTAATTTTTCACCGTCATATGAGTTGTCACCTGTGTTTTTCCAGTCGATTGTTGTGTCGAGCCCCGTGATCTCTTGTAGCTTTTCATTTGAATCGAGCTTACGCCTTGTGAACTTTGATGCTGGTACCCTGTAGGCGAGCTCTGTCTTTGGCCTGTCCATACCGTCTTGTATTGGTTTGAAGAAGAAGGGATAGTTAACTGATATTGGGACAACTTTGTCAGTAAACATCTTCTTTGCATCGGGTCCAGATTTCGAGAGTATACCAAAGCGTGCGTCCGTAGATATTGTTGCTTGGTTAACCGCTTCCCCACTTGCCATAAATGAAAAACCTGACCGTCTATTTTTAAGGTAGCACATGCCGTAGCAGCGCGGGTCGGCTTTACAAGCTTCCCAGAATAAATAGAATAATCTGTTTGATTCCCTAAAGTCTGGTTGCCCGACGTCAATTTTACTCCACTGCAAGTACATATAGTTAGTACCAGTAATGTAAGTAGCCAAACCTTTATTATAGAACCAAAAGCCTTGTTCTCTTCTATTAAATTCTTCATCAATGTAATCATACCATTTTTCTTTAAAGTCCAAAGGGTATTCTTCCCAATCAAATACTGATTTGATTTTATTAAGCTCCTTTGGGTATTCAGTGTGCTTCCACCTATCCTCTTCAAATGTATGTACATTTTCAGCTTTTGGCAAAGCTATTTTTAAATCTTGTATTTCATAAATTTCCCCTATTTCACCGGTTTTGCTTATAACAACCATGTCGTGTTCTTGGTTGTAACCGTACTCCCACTTTTTATATCTATTAGTTCTTTTTAAAACTTTAGGTTTAACGTGGTTTTTAAGTATTTTATATAAAGTCTGCTCGTACATTATTTAGATCTCCCTTCTGCAAAGCCTCTAAAAGCTGTCTCTTATACACATCTGACGCTGCCGACGATATGCAGTGTGTAGATCTCGGTGG